CTGCGAAGCTGTCGGCCTTCTTGGCAAAGACACCCGAGCCAGCGGCGGCGGTGACAACACTTCCGGACTCGCCGATGAACAGAGTCTTGCTGACTTCGGACCAGGCCAGTTCACCCACTGCAAGTGTGGGCGGTGTGGCGGTGGTGGCTGACCGTTTGATTTGAATAAGGTTGGGCATAAGGTTCTCCGTTGAAATTTAGAAATAGCCCGCGTCCAGGGCCAAGGCAGTGACATCAGGCAAGGGGCCGGGCGGACCGACCGCCCCCTGATCGCCCTTTGGGCCTTGAGGTCCGGGAACGTTGAGCGTGACTTCAACCGAAGTGCTGTCCCATTGCGGCTCCAGGCTTAGGCTGACTTCGCTGGTGGTGGTGATCGTTGTGCTCATGGATGGGTCTCCATTTACTGGCTCACGTCTGGCAAATATCAGGAACTACGGGCACGATGAACGTTTCAGTCGATCGCACCATCCCGCCGTCATGCACTTCGACATCGCAGTACAGATTGGCGGGTGCCGGGAATGTGGCCGACTGCGCCGGATCGACAAGCGAGAGGTAAAAGCGGCCAGGGTTCACGGTCTGGTCGGGGTCAATCGCCGCCGACAGATTGGCAACCAAGCCTCCGACGCTCGTGCGCAGTTGGGATCGAATGGTTTGGTTGGTCAATTGACTCGCCACACCGTTGATGCGGTAAACGCCAGACAAAGCGAAGGTATCGCCCCGCTTGAACGGGGGCGTTGTTTGTGAAGTCATCTCAATATCCTTGGACGTAGGCGTCCACCGTCCCAGCGGTTGCAGCGCCACTGGCGTTGAAACACTGGATCAGGGGACCCGAAGTTGATTTATCGACCACGCGGGCCGTGGTGGCAGTGCCACCGTCAGAATGCAAAGTGAGACTCACGATCACCACGTTTCGCCAGCCGGTGCCAATCGACAAACGCGAACCGCCCGTTGCAATCTGTACATCCGGCAGGCGAATCGTTTTATCCGGCACATCGATTTGCGCCACCACCGAGCCAATCAGGCCCTGCAAATTGCTCTGATCTACATCGATGCGGAACTGGTAGGTCGTTCCTGCATCTGCCCAAGCCCGCCCCGGAAATGGCACATAGGCCACATCCGAAGATTTCTTCCAGGTGATCTTCCAGGCATAGCCACTGACGGTGGCAGCGATAGTGAGGCTGCCGCTCTCGGTAAACGTGACGCTGCCAGTCCAGAAAATGGCCTGGTACTGGGGCACCAGAAACACTGCCGTGGTGTTGGTCCACAACTGCGCCGTGTCGTTGCTCCACATGCGGGATGAATCGGGGGCTACCACCGGCGTCGTGTTGAGCGTGTAGCTTGCAAACACGTTCTCCACCGGCGCATCACCTAAGTTGCAGGCAATGGCTGTGACGTTCAGGCTTTCATTGCCTGTGGTGTCGACCGCCTTGATCAGAATCTGCCCGGCCCCGTAGGGAATAGTGACCAGATCCCAGGGTGAGACTGCCAGCAAGCCAGTGTGCAATTCCAGCGCGTCCGACCAGGAGCGACTGCCACCCGGCTGCCAGCGCACCCTGTAACCGGCAAGATCAATGTCTGAGACTGGCCCCCATGTCAGGCGCTCGCCGTCCAGGCGCAGCCATGGAACGTCGGACGGTGGTGCAGTTTTGCCCACCACCTGCACGGTTCCCTGGCTCCAGGCTCCACGCACACCGATCGAATTGATCGCCCGAATCCGCACGTTGTAACTGGCACTGTCTTGCACCGGTGAGACCCAGGCCACACCCAGTTCGGCAGCAACAATGTCCACCGGTGACCATCCCAGATCGGTTGTCGCTTTGGATTGAACCTCCACCTGACCCTTTTGGGCATAGACCTCGGTGGGTGCAGTCCAGCCCACGCGGATGCGGGAAATGACAGAACCGTCAGCCAGTCGCAGCAACTCTGAGGTGCCGGAGGTGAGCGTGAGACCCGACACGGCAGGCACGCTGAACGGATCTGGCAAATTGGACTGAGCGATGACGGCGGCAGGCGACAGGACCGCTTGCGTGTAAACACTGGCGCTGTATTCACGGGCAACGACATAGACCTCGTCGTTGTCCTTGATCTCGATCTGCATGATTCGGAACAACTTGGCGGACCAACCCGGCGTTGAATGCGTGATCGGCACGACATCACCGACTTCGCAGCGCAAACCTTCCTGAAATGCGGAGAACTTCACGACCAAACCGTAGCGGCTTTGGTTTAGTGTCAACTGACCGATGTTTTGCGCCCGATAGCTGTTCGCAGTGAACGGAAGGTCAATCTTGGCTTCCAGAATCAGACCGTTGTCGGTAGCACGCAGAGCCGTTGACTCGACCATGGCCAGATCGGGCTGCCACTTCTTGGCTGGGTTGTAGAACCCTGCGGTGACCCGGTTGTACTTGGCGCGTTTACCGGCTTGGCTGATGACCCAAGAGCCCGTGATATTGCTCTCGGTGAACCCAAAGCCCGAGGCCGTGGTGGCAACGTCAAGCACCAACCGGTACTTGCCGCCGCTAAACACCAGCATGCCCCGGCACGCGGTAAGCAAAGCGCGCACGTTGTCATACGCCGTCTGGTTCGTGTCGATCGTGCCATCGCAGGCGTAAGCCGCATAGTTCACCTGGGCGAGCGTGTGCTGGCCAGAGCCTGCTGAAGTCAGATCAATAGCGGTCCCAGCAAAGGCATTGGCCATCGTTGTGGCCAGTTGGTAGCTGGTGTCAGTGACCTTGATTGCGTAATAAGTCGTTCCCGCCACCAACGGACTGGGCACGGTGGCGGTGCTGCTCACCTTGACGCCGTCTCCAGTGTCGATCGGAATAGGCTGGGAGAAAGTAAGCGCTTCAGTGGTGGTGCTGACGGTAAAGATGTCAGAGAAACTTGGAGCCGTGATCCGCACATCGCAGGCGTTTGCAGCTGCTGCAATGCTCGTGTCATCGATCGCACTGCTGGCGATGCCTCGCCCGTAGATCGTGTTGCTCAGATAGTCCCGCAGGACGAGCGCCGGATTGTTGGAGTACCGGGTCTGGCCATCGCGCGGGTCGTACAAAGTCCTGCCCCGCACATCGGCGGTGATTGTGGGGAGGCCAGAGAAAGCGTTGCGGTCGTATTTGAGCTTGACGTACAGGTAGGCGCAGTTGGAAAGTTTGCAGGCGCTGGTCCACTTGGGCACATCGGCGGTTAGTGCTGCATCGGCAGCTTCACCAGGCGTTCCCAGATGCTTAGTGACAGTGAGCAGCCCGGTGAACTTGGCGTCCGTTGACAGCACATCGTCCAGATAAACGTTATCGATCGCTGTCACTGGCCCTTCGGATAGCACCAGCACCAGATGCAGGTATTCGTTGCTGCTGCCGGAAACTTCAATGAACACCCGTGTGCCACCCACCCGGCGGCGACCATAGATCACTGGGATGGGGTCGACATTGCTCTGGGAGTTGATCAGGATGCCCTGCGCCTGGGCCGAGGACAGCGCGGACTGTGCGCTTGAGGGCGAGTTCGAGCCGATCAGTGACTGCACCGCCAGATTGGCGACACTCCCAGCGACAAGACCGGTCGCCCCGCCGATGAAGCTGGCAGTGGCAAGCGATGCGCCAAGAACGTCAGCCGCTGCAGCCGTAATGCCCGACTCAATGACCATGCCAAGTACGGCATCGGCCACCACCGCACCAACGGCCTCAGACACCACCGATCCAACGATGGCTCCAATGACGATGCCTGCCATTACGCGACTTCCCTGCGGCGAACTACCTTGGCGTACATGCGCTCGACGTCCTGGTATCCCAGGTGTTCGAGCAGGCGACCGAAGTCTTTAGTCTGTTTGACGTGGTAATAAATCTTTTGCACACCCTGGGCTTTGAGGCCCATCTCGGCAAAGCGCAGCAGTTTCAGCACAACTCGCCCGGCTCTTACCTCGGGCACGGCATACACGGCGCTGTTGGCGGCGACCAGCGCGTCCTGGTAGTGGATGTGGGTCTGTACGATGAATGCGGCGTAGCCCACGATCTCACCATTGCGTTTGACGATGAAGGTGGCAAGTTTCCCGGCAGCATCGAGTTCGCCGTAGCGAGCCCAGTCGACGTTCAGACGATCGAGATCCTTCTGGCCGACTTCCTCGTACTCGCGTTCGGCCAATGCTTGAAGTTCTTTCGTAGCGATGCCGATGGGGATGCGAGCATACGTGTAGCTCAAAGAGACCCCCACTTGATTTCACGGTTGATGTTGGTCACGAACTGAAACCCCCGGTCACCCGGAAACCAGATCTGCTCTTCCGGGTCGTTGGTGTGTCTGCCCGGCGTGCGTTGGAAATCCACCCATTGCGAGCTGGCAGTCACTGCGATCGTGCAGGTGCCGTTGTTGGGGTCGTCAGAGATCTCCATGCTGTCAATCCGACCATCGAACACCAGCAAAGGGTTGCTGATGATGGCCAGGCGGTAATCCAAAAAACCTTTGTAGATGGCGATGCGCCGGTCGATATAAGGCTTGGACAGTGCAATCGCAATCCAGGTCTGGTCTACTGCCGAGACTTGCACCGTGACATTGGGGATGCTCATGTCACTGGTCTCTGACAGACCGGAGAACCCGAGAAAGTGACCGTTGGCCGTATAGGTATTGGTGCTCCACAGCACGTTGATCCAGGCGTCCGTCATACGGATGGTGCCGTCGTCAAACCAGGCCTCAACCAAATAGACAGGCTGGTTGCTGGACTTGAGGATCTCGTCGATGAACTCTGAACTTGCTCCACGATCCATAAAAATTGACCTTAAAAGGCCTCCACCAACTGCAAGCTGAAGTTGTAAATCGACCCCGGAGCCACGGCAGACTCCATCGTGTCGGCGCCCAAAGCCAGCGTGAACGGCACGTTGCGCACGGCAATCACTGCGCCGTCGGCAGGCACTGCCAGCAAGGCAGGCTCAATCGCCACGGTGGCCAAGCCAAAGGCATCGGCATTCACATCAGCCGTGACCATGTAGACCTTGGTCTGGCCAGTGATGCCAATGAAGTCACCCGCTTTGAGGGCACCAGTAAGTCCTGCCGTCCAGCCGCGCGTCGACAGACTTCTGCCTTGTTGGTTGGCCCCGTTGATCTGCGGCGTGCCGGTGGCCACGCCTTGAGGCAGTTTGTGCGCAGGCAGCACAGAGGT